TGATCCTATTTGTGATAGGTAGAATTAGAATCTCTCTAACTCCACCAATCTGATTCTTTTTAAAAACTTGATAAAAAGTCTTTTCATGCTTGTATTTCTCAACCACATCGAACGATGTGGACAAATTCTCCCTTAACAGTGACATGACAGCATTTACACACTTGGTTCTCTGATTCTGTCTAAGGATTTTTGGATCATATGTTGTATAATTCATAGTAGCTGTTGATTTATAGGTTGCAAAATCATCCAATGTCTTATTAACATTCCTAGATAAACAAGCTCTTTTAATTTCATCATGCAGTGGATCCATGTGATCATTTCTGAGCAATTTTGAACCAATCTCAATAGCTTTTCTTGAAAATTGATGTAGATGAGGTTTCCTTATAATTCTTTTAGCATATTCAATATCATCACCATTGTCTTCGCCATAAATCATCCCTTCTTTTTTAGATTCTCTGAATGATTCTTCACCCTCAATAATTTTATCCAACACCTGAAAACTAGCATGAGTGGGATCATCCTGATTTTTATTAAATAACATTGTGAAGTACATTTCACATAGTATTTCATGAAAACTAGTCAAGCCGTTTGGCTTGATGATCATCCTAGGGAATAAGAGTATAGATCCTCCAAAAGTGTCATTTAAGACTTGAGTTTTTTGATCATATCTGATCCTACCGAATATGCAATTCCCTTTAGGTCGCCAGAGCTTCATCTTATTATAAAATGAGATTGAACATTTTAGTAAATACAACTGTAGAGGGGATCTTATTGGCTCTGACATTTTCTGAAACACAGTATCATATTGAGGGGTTATGGAAATGGATGTCATGAACAAATACCTCAACTGTTGTAATAATTTGGATGTGCTCCGTCTGTCTTCCAAATATATCATAGTAATCAACCCCAAAGCATCTGTCTTATCTGAATTATACAGGCCTACTAGACTCTGATTTTTCATCATATCAAAAAGATCATCTCTATCTGTCATCATTGAAATGAAGTCCTCTTCTTCATTGAATCCCTTCTTTTCTATGAATTCAAGTACACTGTATTCTCGAGTTTTCAATGATAAAAAAGAGCAATAGACCATGAGTATCTTATCAAAACACCTGATGTAGTGGTCTAATCTATGCACATCAGTTGATAACCAATCACTATGTAATATTTGATTGCTAGGATGTAATGCTTTGAAGACCCAATGATCACTCAAATCAGAATCAAGATGAAGCTCTCTCTCAATTATAACTTTGAACCAGACTAAATTAACCATCTCTCCTGATCTCATTTTTGGTCCTGGATATAATAAAATGTTAACACCCCTCACTCCAGTTGGCTTCAAAACGAAGTTCCTCCTTCTATCCCCCCTCATTGCATTGATGTTGATCTCCCTATATATGCTCTGGCATATTCGAATATAATCTAGCCCTTGCCCTCTAGAGTTTAATATAGAGTCAACATTGGAGAATATTTCCCCGGTTTCAACAAGTAGCGCCTTATTAGATAATAATTTTATGATTCTTTCTATATCACTAATGTCTACATTGGGACTAAGAGCATACCCATTGTGTTTCTTTTGTGTCTCAATATGTGGTTTTGAATTCATCCTAATATATTTTTTTCTACCAGGACCTTCAAGAGCTATGTTTCTCATAACATCAGGTGATAGCTTACATGGGAAAATTAAATCATCATTATTGTTGACAACTTTATGAGAGAAATAAGATGAAGCTG